TTACCAATTTTTACAAGACCAATAACGGGCTTTCCATTTTGGGCCCGGATTGTCGCAGTTGTGACGAGCCCTGAAGCTTCTTCGTCTAGCAGGATCGTCTCTTTTGATCTCCATATTCGGATCTCCAAAGTTTACCTTTACGACATTTCCCTTTTCATTTTTAACATATACTGAAAACTTTTTAGGGCCGTCCGGCGTTCTGAACGGTTTATTTAACTTAACCTTTCTGCCCTGATACTCAGAAGACTTAGACTTATCCTTATCTTTTTTCAGCATCTTGTCTACTATATGCTTGGGTAACCCATAACCCTTTGAGTCTTCACCTTTATGTTTTTTGTACCAAGCCTTGAACTCTTTCTCTGTTTTGCCGGGTATATACAGTGTTTTTCCGTCACCTGTCCTTGCTGTGTGTACAGCATCGCTTAGATCGTCAAACTTTTTAGCAACTTTCATAGCCTCTTCTTTGGATGTAAAGACATAATCCTCCATAGGTCCGGCCTTGTGAGCTTTAGTTCCCCTTACAGGAATAAGGATTCTATCGTTTTTCTTGTATACTCCCCTTCGTTTAAAAGTATATACTTCTCCAGTTTTTGGGTCTTGGTATTTATAGGCCCCTGAGCTTGGACCCTGATCTTCGTCAGGTTCAGGAGCATCCATTGTTTGGTGCTTACTTTTCTTTATAGCTCGCATATACTCCTCATGGCTTTTGCCGGGCATATAAATAGTTTTTCCATTATCATCTTTATGCTTATGGTGCCCTTGAAGACCAAGTTCTCCCGCTCGCTTTTCTGCATCTTTCGGATTGTCAAAAATATCTTCCTTAGAGGCCTTCTTCCAACTTGGAGGATTGTAAGTCATGTGCTTTCGATATTTCTTCTTGCTGTCCTTTTTAACATCCTCTGTTAAAGTCTGAGATTCTGCATCTTCCTCTTTTTTGGTTAGTTTTTTCCAAGTTTTTGGGTCTGGCCGATCTGGATCTCCGGGTTTTGCGGGGCGATATTTTTTACCCTCACGATCCTTCTTCTTCCGAATATTTTCCCAGAGGCCCGGTTTTGCTTCAGAGATATCCCAATCTTCAGTAGCTTCCCCGAAGTCCACATAGTCACCTTCTTCTGGAACCACAAAATTATCAGATGTTATTTCCTCGGCATATCCTTGTTCGTCAACATAGGATTTAACAGATTCGAAGTAGTTTTTTTTGCTCATTATAATATTACCTTTGCTTCTCCTTCTAGAAGATATCGGGGCCTTCCACCATTGTCAGTACGTTGAATCTCCTTGTCAATTCCAAAGTGATCAAATAATGTTGCTTGCAAATCTAGTGGACCTACCGGATTTTCAATAGGGCTATAAGATCTGTCGGAAGCACCTATAGTTCTTCCTGATTGATACCTTCCACCAGCCATAAGCATTGGAGTAATAGAAGGCCAGTGATCTCGACCAGCATTTCCGTTTATTTTAGTTCTCCCAAACTCTCCAGTTACAACAAGAAGAACCTTTTCATTAAGGCCTCTATCCCAAACATCCTGAAGAAATCCAGCGATAGCCTTGTCTATAGGAGGAACTTTATTTTTAATAGCATTTGAGATATTACTGTGCATATCCCAGCCCCCATAATGAAGAGTTACAAATCTAGTTCCATGCTCAACAAGGCGACGAGCTAAAATTAATTGCTCCCCAATATCGTTTGCCTTTGTAGACCCGTAGAGAGACTTTGTTTCTTCTGACTCCTTGTTTGTAGCAAAAGCTTCTTTTGCAGAGCCTAAGATAACATCATAAGCTTGACCTTTATAGAAGTCAACTGAAGATGCATTTTTGCCTGCCACTATCGTTGCATCGAGCCCTCTAAGCAATTCTTTTCGCGTTGAGAATCTATCAAGCTGAATCCTTGGGGTGAGGTTGTCTTTGTTGGATGGGTCAAAAGGCTTGTATGCTCCGCCAAGCCAAGCACCCTCATCACCTTCGATCTTTCCCTGTTTAACATAAGAGGGTACTCCGTTGGACGGGTGGTTAGCTCCATAAACAGCGGATATCATCGACCCAAACGATGGATACTTAGCACTAGAGGTTGTGCTTCTTTCGGGATTGTAGTGGCCTGTCATGACAAAGTGTGTTCCTTGTCTATGAGAGGAGTCTTTATGGCTAAAAGAGTTAACTATGTTTAGCTTCGAGGTATTCTTAGCAAGCTCAACCCAGTCTGCACCTAGCGTGATAGCTGTTTTGGAGTCATGGATAGCTCCGTTTATTGGTTGCCATTCTGTTGGCACAGAGTCATTTGGAGCATGGAAAGTTTCAAATTGGGTTGGACCTCCACCTAGCCAGATCCATACAACGGCGCAATCGTTGTGGGAAGCTTGAATCTCACCTTTAGCAAAAGCAATATCTGATAATCCGATAGCGCTCATCCCTGCGCCAATACTCCCTATTCTTAAGAAATCTCTCCTGTTTGAATAAAAATCTAACATTTTAATTTACCTCTATTGTTTTGTGCTGTTTATTGATTACTATACCAACTCGCAAGAACCTCCGCTACATGCCCACTCTTGTTCGGGCTCCACGTTATCTTCTTCTTCTATAACTTGCGTATAATCTACGCCATTGAATTCTCGTTGGAGGTCTACCCATTCTTTCCAGTTATATACGTCTTTCATACAGTATGTTAATTTTTTAATATCGCCCTCTAAGTATTTCTCTGAAAACTTTTTACATCGTGCAACCCATGATCTTTTTGAGGCGCCTTTTACGGTACTCCCTATTCCGAGGAGTGCGTCACAAGCCGCCCACAAATTGTCTTCCCAAAGGTCTAAGGCAACCTCTATTAGGCCACTGACAAACATAGCCCCGTCACCGTAATGCGATATTTGTTCAGTAGGTAAATAAATGGTTGTAAATGGTGCTTGGGGGTAGTCTTTATCCCCACTTACGGGGAGTAAGGAGATTCCACAGAAATACCTTTTATTTTTGTAGATAAATTTCTCAACACTTTCCCACTCATCAGGCTTAACATTTATAGTATTTGACACATTGTGATTGAGCCAAGGTTGTGTGCACAAGGCATCAGTTTTTCCAACCATAACCCAGTTCTGCTGTGTACTCTTTACATACCCCAAAAGAGCGAGTGCGTCAATCTGATTTTTGGTTTTTGAGCCATCTTTAACCTCTATGCAGAAAGAAATTACGTCATCGCTGTCATTTGCTGACCATACAGATTCTTCACATGCTCGTGGGTTTATTTTATTGAAATGTTGGTAGATTTGCTCCATTTTATTGGCCTGAACCCTACGAATGTAGCGTTTTGCGTGATGTGGGTGAATTCCACTAGATGTCCCTAAGATGCAGCTAGAGGTGCCCTCAGGCTTAATACATGTGGTTCTGCTTGCCGGATTTATACCTATTTTCTTAGCCATATCTCGGTTAACTTTTTTGATAAGTCGAGCGCCTTTCTTTTGAACTTCAGGATCAAGACATATTTCGTGCTGCTCCATAATTCCAGTCATAGAAACACCAAGTAAAGACTCTCTTTTAAGGATTCTTTCACTTGCTTCTCCTAGATATTTTAAGTCGGTAAAACCCGCCTGAAGAGTTCCTATAATCGACGCTGCTTTACACGCCTCATAGAAGTCCTCTTCTGTTTTTACTTTAGCACAATTAATTGTACTAAGATTGCAGGCTTGCCATCCGCTTTCACCTGTGGTTTCATCTACAGGCCACATGCCAATTTCGACACAAGGATTTACTATTAACTCTGTAGAATCAGACCACACGAATCCGGGCTCTCCGAACTCTTTAACAGATTTCATCAGTTCAGAGAATTGCTCTGGTGTTGTTTCATCTCTTAATAGTAATGCGGAGTTATTAGAGCGTCCTCTTTGTGGGTTTTCATTAAACCAGTTTCCAGTTTTTGCTTGTGCCATTTCGGTATCATCGCCACTAAAGACACATATGGTTGCACTTCTGCGGACACCCCCTGAAATAACCGCATCAGCGGCGTGCATAACTATATCATAGGCTTGTATTGGTTTTAGTCTTCTTTCTTGAGGTGCGCAAAAATCGTTGCTTGCTACAGTACGGTCGAGAATCTTTCTGATATTTCTGAGGGCTTTCTTCAGAGGTTCTGGTCCCGGAGCCTTGCCCGAGCTAGAGCTCAGTGGTGCACCGGCAGCACGAATCTGAGAAAAATCAAAGGAGACACTTTTGGCGGAATATTCTGGAAAGATTTCGTCTTGCTCAAAGTAACTGCTAACTAAAACACCCACAGCGTCTGACCAGCCCTCGATACTGTCATCAATAATAAATTTTTTCTTAGTCTTTTTTATAGACGATGAAAACATTGGCGGGAGATTTCCCACATGATGTTTTTGTACCGAGAATCCTGTTCCGCAACCGCATAAGAGCAAATACATGCACTCCTGAAAAAATCGCAAGCGGTCGCAAAAGGAAGAAATGCAATTGTAAATTCTTGCATTGTGCTTAAAGACAGGACTGCCTCCAAATTGAAGTGCTCTCTGTGATCCGAGAACACGTTTCTTGAACATCATATCATATGCCCAAGCAATTTCTCCGTTTACGTCTGGGTATTTATCATACATCATACCCATTACTCGGTCAACAGATTCTCTCCATGTTTCCCTACGTTTTTTATCCTTTAACCATCTAGCATAACGGCTAACAAAGGTGTAATTCTGAAGTTCTGATACTGACATTTAGGATGCATTCCCTCCCGAAGAGGGCTTTCTGCCTTTTCCTTTTCCTTTAGCTCTTCGGTGGGTATGTTTGTTAAAAAATTCAGAAAGATCTTTTGCTGAATCAGATGAAAGCTTTTTTCTTCCGCCTATTGCTTTGCCGGACTTATCCCGAACGACAAAGTTCACTTCAAATTTTGGGGATTCTTTTCCCCCCTGATCTTCTTTAAACATATTGGCTTCCTCTTTTATTCAGTGCATCTCAAGATCATAATAGAAACTATAATATTATACACCCCTTACACGAGGTGTTCATTTTATTTTGGCGTAAATACATAAAAAAAGGGGCAGCCAAAGCCACCCCTTTTCTTTTAATCCGTTAAAAATTACTTCTTTAGTTTACCAAGTATCTCTGGTAAAATGTTGGGCCACCATCCTGCGCTAACGCCCAAGAAATAAACTCCACCACCCACTAGGAGCATAAACATTATTGGCTTTTTTCTTGCCATTTCTAGAGGGTGAAAAACACCGTACAATACGTTCTTAATAGGTCTACCTTTTACGAAACCCATAAGGATACCCCTTTCATATAAAAAGGCTACTCAGTAACGCGCAAACTATCCCCCACAATCCAAGCAACACCGATAGCAACAATGGTGTTAGATGTTTCTTCGGGGATACCCAATAGTTCGTTTAAGGAAACTACGACGACTCCGCCAACAGCGGTCCAAAAACGACGAGACTTTAATAGGGTTTTAATTTTATCTGGCATGTTAATTCTCCTTTATTTGGTTGATTTTACTACTTAAATTTTCAATTGTCTTAGCTAAGGAAGAAACTTGAACTTTAAGGTCTACAATAGCTTCAGTATTGCTTTCCAATACATTCCTAAGCTGATCCTCTAACTTGGAGGACCTACTATCTATTCTGTCAATCCGATTTGCTACATCGTCAATATCCTTTTCTATAACGCGATTCCCTTCAGCCACTATTTGTTGAGCTTCGGCTCTCGTTATGAGGTCCTTTCCATAGGAAAGCCAGAAGCTTACCATACTAATTATTATAGCCACCGTAACGGTCGCTGCGTACTTTAGGAAAGAAGAAATATCTTGTGAGGAAGGCTTGACCATCTTTCATCTCCAAAAAAAGAGAGGACTCCGGCCTCCGAAGAGGCCTTTGTCCAATCATTATTACCAGTTGGTACGGGCCGCATAGGTTCCAGTTGTTGGAGTTGGGTTTCCAGCCATGTAAGCCAGATGTCCCGGTTTAGCAGCCGACGGGTTGGCAGCTTTGTCCGTTTTATCCGGAATCATCGTGCCAGCCTGTTCAACGCCACCAATAATGTTCCAAGCACCAGCCAAGGTGGTACTGAGCGCTGGACTAAATGCTCCACTGAACACATTCCAGTTGCCAGCAACAACAGACTTTTTGTAGTCAAGATATCGGACGCGAGCCATTTGGTTGATATCGTTGATATCTCCCGCTTGATTTGCGCCAAACAACAATGTATTGTTGGAGGTCCCAGCAATAGTAGTTGTAGCCTTCACAATGTCTTGATACTGAGAAGTTTGATTCCAAGTACCCGCATGAAGCGCAGCCGTATTGTCAACACCAGAAACAACGGTTACTGGAATTCCAGAACTCGCCGCAGTAGAAGAAGACGTAAATTTAGTGGTTTCAGAAACTGTTCCTCCACCCTTTATGTTACCTTGGTCATTGTCAACCCCACTGGGGAGATTTGAAACAAAGACACCTGTAACAGGATTGCCTTTAAGATTAGTAATAAAACTCATAGTGAAATACCTCTTTTTTCTATAGAGGTTAATTTATATCCTTAATTTCCAAACAACTTCAAGTCCTGTCCTATAGCTTATATTACACCTAAAAATCATTATATACTAAAGATTTTTACATATTTCTTTTATGTTAGGATACTCTTTTGATCCCAATATACCGTCAGAAAAACCAAACTCAACCGCTTGTTCGGGGGAAAGCCACCAGTCTTCCTTTGATGTTAGTTGACGCTTTAAAAAGTTTTTTACGGTACCTTTCTTGTTAGAAAAAAAGCTTCCAGTTTTTTTACACGATTGAGAATAGATATCATAACATTTTTCAAGTATTGTTTTTTCAAATTCATAAAGAGAAAATATCTGCTTATAGGTTCCCTCGAAGGAGCATGTCCCTTCATGTATAAGCCAGTCACAGTTGGCTGTAGAAAGCCTCAGACCCTTATCTAAGGGAGCTTGGGCAACGATAGTTCCCATAGACGCACATAGTCCGTAGCAGATAAATATGAAGCTACAGGGACTAGATTTTATAGCATCGTATATAGCCATGCCAGAATGCCACTCCCCACCAGAGGAGTATTGGTGAATTATTATAGGCTGTGTTCCAGAGCTTTCAAGTATTCTGAGGTTTGTTATAAACCTTAGGGCTGATCTGTAGTCTATTCCGGGATCTTCCCCTTCAGGATAACTACTCAGAAATATTTCTCTCGTACTCTCTATTAGGCCACTATCGTGAGCTTCTGCTATCTTTGGTTTTGTTCGAGACACCTTTTAATTCCCTCATATAACCAACCATATTTTCCCTTATTTCAGACATTACTAGCCTATCTTTAAATAAGGTCGCTATTGCTATGCGAAATCTATAAGGACTAAAAACATCTACGGATTCCACTCCGTCTACGTAAGATATTATATCTAAAAAAGACCTCGTTATTCTGAAATTTGTATGCCCGACCCAAAACTTAAAGTAAGAACTTGCTAGTGATTGTTCAGTCAGAGGCAATACCCCATAAGGGGTAAATATAGTCTGAATATTTCTATAACTTTTAAATTGTTGCTCAAGCTGCTGCTGCTCCTCAAAAGAAAGCTCGGGTTCTTCAGCACTTTCTATACCCAAGTCCTCAACAAGATGAGAAAGATCATCATCTGGGCTATATGCATCAACCCACTTTTCCCAGTAAACATCGTAACCGCTAGGAGTTGGTATATTATTCATGACCGAACCTTTCGTAATGATTGATATAATAAGCCTTGTCCTCAACGCTGTCACTATCCATCATATAAAGACACCGTTTGCACAAATAAAGATCGTAGTTTTCCATTTTAATGACAATTTCTGACGGTCTATTGCAAACATAGCCATTTCCATTGTCATGATCACAAAACTCAGGCACTATTATCTCTCCTGCTAAGCCTAAATACATCTACAGGACTAATAACAGGTGCTTCTTCGTTGTTATCAGGCACATCTAGTTCGTTCATCATGCTCCAAACCCTGAGTGTATTTATGTAAAATTCGTCTGTTTTTTCTTTGTCCTCAGATTCTTCTGTCCATAATTTTAGACTTTGAATCAGAAAACTTCTCATATGACCTTCTGAAATATACGCTAATAGCATTCCCAAAACCTCAGCGGATGCTTCGCTCTCGTCCTCTACTGTGGTAATGACTTGGAAGTCTCCAGTTTTTGAGTCCCAATTAAAAGTTATGCACCCAGAATTTTCTATATCTAGTTCCGAATATTCGTCTGAAACTGAGCTAACTTCCAAAGCGTCAGTTTTTTTTCTATTAAAAATATTCGATATGTATTTCACTAGGTCTTTCATAATATATTATACCCTCAAAAAGCAGATTATGAACCCTTTTGCTTTTGAATCTCATACCAGAGCAGGCCCACATTAGCTAGGCCATAAGCAAACCACATAAGAGAGTGCGGATAATCTTCTTCCCTAAAGCAATAAAAGGAAGTCACAAGATAGAGGAAAATGGTTGTTCCTACAGTGAAGGTTGACATTTTATTTCCGATTGCATTTTAGATTGGTCGAAAAAAAACCATCTTTTATAGTGCTCTTGGTCTATACCAGAAGATACTCCTTCTAAGTACGTCATCATATCATCTAGAGAACCAAAGATATGCTGATGAGGTAGCATAAAGAAAAGCCAATTGGGGGCGAGCTCTTTACCCTGCTGGCACCAAACAAGCACAGGTTTTTTTTGACTATTGGCGACAGATATTTCCTCGTAGGTGCCGCAAGCATGAACGTCTATATCTATTGATGCTATAATAAAGTCAGAAATATCTATGCATCTTAAATCCAACGTTCTTATAACGCCATATTTTTTTCTGATCAAATCAAATCGACCGCTATCTTTATATGAGTCGATAGTCTCTCTGCTTGAATCATCTTCAATTCCTATTTCTATAGGTTTGTCGCACGGGTCTAATACTGTAATACCCATTTCCCTAAGCGGAGGCGTTATATTTTTTCGCCACCCGACTCCTCCGTCTTCTACACGATCCATCGCACCTGCAAGATAAGTTCTCATCCCATTTAGGCGATTCATTTCCCCGTACTCCCAAAGCCACTCTCTTCTCTATCGGAACTGCTAAGATCTTGTATTTCTTCAAGTTCAAAGCTGGGAACCTGCTGAAACAGTATTTGTGCAATCCTATCATACCGATTGATTTCAATGTCTTTATTGCTAGAGTTGTATAGACAAACCTTAACGACCCCTCTGTATCCTGAATCAATAACTCCTGCAAAAATATCCACGCCGTCCTTTACCGCAAGCCCAGACCTAGGCCACACAAGTCCAACATAACCTTCGGGTATCTCTAATCTAATTCCAGTATCTATCATTCTGTGGGAGCGTGGAGGGATATAGGTATCTTCATTGGCATATAGATCCCATCCAGCATCAGACTTATGGCCCTGACTTGGCAGGGGGATGTTAGGGCATTCTTTTTTAACTCTAATTTTCATATAATATCTCCTCTAGTTTCTCTGCGGTTTTGTTCCACGAAAATTCCTGAGCAGTCTTTATTCCCTCTTCGTTGACTATTCTTTCCTCACCATTATCCTTCCACTTTTTATAAATGCTTCTCATGTGCTTTATAAATTTTTCTTCTGTTCCTTCTAGAGACGCCCATTCACCGAGACCATTGAAAAAGAAACCGTCGAAAGCAGGCTCGTTCTTTAGAGGTGTGACCAGCATACTATTTTTATCCGTACAGAATTCTGTGTGCGCTGAATAATCTGTTGTAATTATTGACTTTCCAAGACTCATTAGCTCCAGTATTTCAAGATTCCATCCTTCTGCCCTGCTTGGAAATATCCCGCAGTCAACATTGTTTGCTATTTGGGCGAGTTCGGACTGACTCTGAACTCTGTTAATAAGTCTAACCCGAGGATCTTGTTTATACATATTAATCCAGCCAGACTGATGTTCTGGCGGTAGGAAAGGGTTGTCGCACATCATCCAAAGCTCAACATCCGACTCATTCTTAAATGCTTGCATAAATAAATTTATGAGAAGATCATGACCCTTTCTCTTTTCCCACTTACCGCAATTAAAGAATATAAACTTATCGGATTTTTTCGGGGGAAGAGCTGTGAATACAGAACTGTCTACGCCCAAAGGAACCGTATGTACGACGCTATTGGGAACTTGTGCTTCCACAATGTCCTTTGCCCAGTCGCAGGAAACTGCTATTTCATCACATGATGACAGGTGGTTTACGCGAGGGTTATCGAATGTATTTATTTCAAAAAATGGAAAGCCAACAAACTTACCCGTCCCAACCCGCTCTCCCATACTGTGTTCATGCCAGATCTTTAGGCAAGGTGCCTTAGGATTAAATAAACCCTGAGACTGAATCATAGGAGAAATAAGCATAGCCTCTTGCTCAGAAGAAAAAGATGGCTGCCCAATTGGAAACAAGGAGACGTGAACTCCTCTCCTAGATAGCGCGCTGCAAATATTGATAGACGCTACTCCGTATCCTAGGTTGTTTACGGGCGCAAGAACATTAACATTCTTCATCGAGATCCTCTTGTTCGATTTCTAACTCTGTTTCGATTGCTGACCACCAAAACAAAGATTCTAGTATTATATCTAACATTATAATTTCAAAAAACTTGGAGGGGACTGAAAACAGTATGCTGTCTTTTAAGCCGATACACACTGATCCAGCCTCCCTCCTTAATTATGGAGACTTCTTCCTAGTTTCTAGAATGGGGTATCTTCTTCGACCCCTGCTCCAACAGCTACCCGAGACTCGGACTTCTGGTTATTTCCCGCCGGATTCGGATTAGAAGGCGTAAGGTTTACGCTCTCTGCAACGACACTAAGCTTGCTTCTTTTTACACCTTCGTCGGTTTCCCAACTGTTAAGCTTAAGGCGTCCTTCGATCATAACGTGACGACCCTTGGTAAGCATAGGGCTTAATGTTTCAGCCTGCTTTCCCCAGATTGTAACGTCTACAAACGTAGCGTCTTCCTGTCGTTCGCCATTCTTGGTCCAAATTCGATTTGAGACAACACTAATGTCTGTAACCGATGTGCCGCCGGGGGTTTCTCGTAACTCACTGTCTCTAGTGACCCGACCTGTGATAATAACTTTATTGACATCGCTCATTATATAAGCTCCTTAAAAATTTTTAGTTAAACAATCCACGATATCGAAGCGCCTTACGTGTAAGGCGTCGAGCGTATGTGGCACCATGCAATCTGACAAGCCGTCTAAACTCGCCAGCGGAGTCGGAAAATGCAAAAGCTTTAGTTACCTCGCTCACAGAATACTTCCCAACAGCAAAGTTGTAAAGAACTCTTTGCGATTTACGTGTGCCCAGTAGCACTGTCCAATTAGTAGTTTCCGCAGTCTTCATTTTTTCTCCTTTTAAAGTTTGTATGAAGTCCTATAAATAAAAAAGCCGCTTGACTAAAGGTATTATACCTCGCAAGCGGCGATAGAGAGCTGTAAAAAAGATAAAATATTATTTTTTACCGTAAAGACTTTGTATGTTACTTATATCAGTCTTCTGAGGACCAAGAGCGTTGTTGATATAAGGGTACATCAGAGCGGAAGAATCGTTTGAGTGATCTAGTCCAAGCAAATGACCGATCTCATGGGCGGCGACAGATTGTAAGATCGTACCGTACTCGCTTGAGTTTGGCGTAATCCAATTCTCAGCCATATCATACATTGTTAATAGCTGTCCATTAAAATTTGGAGAATAAGGTAGCTGGGCCCAAGCTAAAACACCCCCTGTTTTACCAAAGTTTTGTTTTCTCCTGTTTCCAACCCCTATGACTATGTCGGAGTTAGGCGTTTCAATTTCAGTAAACGTGAGTGGGGACACCTTAGACCAAGAGTCAAAAGCTAGTCTAAATTGTTCGTCCCACACGTCTTCTTTCAGATCATAGTCTCTAGTCATCATGTAATATGTTAGATGATTTTTACCCCACTTATTCTGCTGTCTAAGCTGGCTTCCTCTTCTTAATGAAGAAGATCTTATTCCGCACTTACAGAAAGGCTTTACTTTAATAGAGGCTAGACTGTTGCTTGCTACAAAGAGACCTAATCCCCCTAGCAAAAAATTTCTTCTTAAAAGGTTCATTGTGATACCTCGACTTTCTACTGATAAGATACCTATTTCTTACGAACAGTGTCCTAACTACTACTATATACACATAAAAAAATGGAGTTTCAACGCATAAAACAGCAATAAATAAAAAAACCCTCCACCTGTGAAAGTAGAGGGTTTTAAAGTTAAATATTGTTAAGATACTAAAGGAGGTTACTTCTTAGTCCGTATAATATTGAAGCTATAGACAGCATAGAAAATTTTTCTTCTAGCATTGCTTGTGTAAGGTCACCAGAATCGTCGAGAGATAGCACGCTGCGGGCCTTCTCTTTGAATCTTTCAGGACCTTCTATGGATATTCCCTGTCGAATTGCTTTCTTTTTGCCTTCGGGACCAGTGTAGCATTTCCCTGAGTCGCCCCATTTCCATCCAGATTTTTTGTTTTCGGAGCATCTTTTTAAGGGCATTTAAGGCACTACTTTCCGAAAAACTTTTTCTTAGCAGGAGCTTCATTTTCTATGGGTTGTTCTTCATCTACTGGTTCTGGCTCAACAACCGATTGAGATGGGTCTATTGGTGCTACTGCATTTGGATTATATGCTCTTCCGCAGTCCCGTCTTAATTTCTGGCTTGCGTCATTGAGATCAAAGTCTGGTACGTGATCTGGGGGGCAATCTGAGCAGTCAACTTCTGGTTTTTTTTGTTTATCTTCACTCATTTTTACTTATCCTTTTCTTTTTTTACTGGCTTAGCTGGCTTAGCTGGCTTAGGGGCGCTTCCACCCTTTCTTGAGGTTTGTCCGGGCATAATAAATCTCCCATAGTATATAACAGGTTTCAATTAGTCTTGGGTAATTATACCCACCAACTTTATTATACACCGAAAAGTAGCCCTATCAACTATTTTTTAATAACCAAAGGTATCTTTGTCTGTCTCCCTGTTAGATTTAAGTCTTTTTTTTAAGGGGGAGAGGCTTTTTACAGAGATTATTTTTGAACTTTTTTTAGGATGCTCCCAACCCAAATGGTTTTTCATCTGCTTCTCAGCCTCTTTTTCGCTCGATGCGAAGATTCGTTCCTCTTGGGTCTTATTTCCAACCCTAAACTTAACCAAAAACGGCTGCATATTTCTATCTCCTTGAGGTATACCTTTTAGGGTCAGCTAAACCGGAGTCTAATCTAGATCTGTACGTAATATATTGACCTCTTTCATCCTCTATTACAACCCTTTTGTTATCACCGTGAAGAGCTTCAAGCTCCTTAGTTTTCTGCTCATCTATCATAGATGAGTGGCTACCATAATTGCTCGGATACGTTTTTTCCGGCTCCTTTTTTCCGGGCATTCCCCTACGATTCTTCCTCATTGTTTGCCTCCACCCTTCTCTTTCTTATGGGCTTATATCTTGTTCTCGACTCATAGTTCATTTTATCTAACATTGCTTGTACTTGACGTTCTTTCATTGCTGCTTCTCTTCGGGCTTTCATTTTTAAACGCCGGTGCTCCTTTTTTTTCTGTAGCTTTTTAAACTTTTTTTTGTTTTGATAATCCATAGTTTTTCCTTAAATATAAAAGTGGAGGCGGCGGGAGTCGAACCCGCGTCCTGCCGCAGCCTTGCAAAAAGCTTCTACATGGTTAGTCCATTGTGTTTGCACAGTGGACAAAGCTAGGTAGTTTGACTACCGACAGCCTATTGTAATAGGCATCAACCAATTTTCGGCTGGTAAACCTATCTAGGTACGTCCTAGACCGTCACCGCTTGGGTTAAAAGGTGTGGTGAACCCCAAAGCTGCTAAGCAGCTAAAGCCAAAGTTTCTTCTTCGACAATTAAAAGTTTAATCAGGTTTTTAGGTGGCCTCCTGATCAACCACCCCATGCTGCTCTGAGTTTAACGGCGCAGTCGATACCGTTTCGCCCCCTTTGTTTTCTATTTCTTCTTTTTGGTTCGCTTTGCAAGAATTTTGTTTGCAACTTTTTTGAGCTGAACCAAACTCTAATTCATTTAAACATTCTTCCAAATGTTGTTTTAGTTTTAATAAATCTTTTTCAGCTTCTGTAATTCTGAAAGTGACTTGTTTAATATAACCTTCTGCCATTTCATTTATAGTCACCATGTTATTATACACCTCTTATTTTACTTGTATGAATATTGATTAAGTTACTAGACGACTCTGTCTTTTCTCCTCCAACCCCATATTTTTGCGTGATTCCAAGCCTCTCACATAAATCTGCTTCTGGGACTATTCCTTTTTTTCTATCTCCTCCGTTGGCAAAAATCATTTCTTTAAAGTGTGACTCTTGGTTAGAGTATGCTAAAAATATTTGCTCTAGGGTTTTAACAACAGAGGCGTCCGTGTCTATGGACACGATAGCGGAATCTACATTTTTAATTGATTCAACAATTCTCTTGCGTGCTTTTTGGTTCATAAAAGGGAATGATCCCTTCACTGAAACCTGTTGATCGCTATTTACAATAACAATAAGATGGTCTCCCAATGCAGCAGCGTTGTCTATGTAGTCTAGGTGCCCAGTGTGTATGGGATTAAAGTATCCAGAAATGACCACTACCCTCATAGTTCCACGCTCCCCAGACCAGCATCTCTGTCTACGTTAATAGCAAATGCGGTGTCGTTTCCGTTTGGTCTTCTATCATTAATAATAACACGATGTCCTTTGCTTATCCCCATGATAAGAGAGTCATAGGGAACACCTAGCCTTTCGAGTTGAAGCTCTGTGGTTTTTCTCAAGCTTTCTCTGCGTGCCGTAGTAAGTATTATTGTATATTCTTTAGAGCACCACTCATTCATTCTTTCCCTTGCTCCGGGAAGTAGGGATGCTTCTTTAATGCAAATATCACTAAACGTGCCTTTGTGTTCGACTAATGTGCCGTCTATATCAATAAATAAAGTTTTCATGCTCATTTCCTATAAAATACTAGCCGCTCCATTAAATTCTACCTCCAAATCAAGAACTTTGTATAGTTTTTTTACCTCTTTTACAATTTTTTTCTTTTTCTTTGCATCACACAATACAGCAATGAAACCGCTACCACCACTTCCTAGAAGCTTTAAGCCATAAATTTTTTGATCTAATAGAAATTTTTCGAGATTGCATATTTCTGTAGTTGTTATTATTTTTGATATCTTTTTCTTCTCAGACCAGCCCTCCATCATTAGCTCGCCTATAGATCTAATGTTTTGTTTACAGAACATCTTATAAGCTTCCAAGGCGATTGTTTTTATATTTTGCTTTGCTGCTTCTGATTTGTGTGAGGTATGGCTTTTTGCTACGCTGCTACTCTTTCTTTGCTTGTTTGTATATACAAGAAAGCAAGACGATTGAAAGTTTGAGATGAATTCTTTTGTAACTGGCAGAGGTTTTATATAAAACGATCCATTTTTTTTAATCTCAACGGAGTTAAATCCTCCATAAGAAGCCCAAATCTGATCCTGAATTCCCCCAGCTTCATTGAGTATGTTGCGTTCTATATCTATAGCATCCTTTGCCAGTATCTTTTTTGATACAGGTAGGCCAAGTAAAGATCTGGCTGAGTGGCAGAGCGCTACACAACACGCAGAAGATCCGCCAAGGCCTGTTCTGCTAGGCATGTCCCCAAAGAGATGTAAGTCTACCGCCTCTGTTATTCCAAACTTGACAAGAGCTTCTCTAATTAGTGGGTTTTTAATGGTTGTATGGTCGTTTGTTTTTTCTAACCTAGAATAAGTTATGACACTTTCGTGATTTACTACGCTTGGCCTAAACCTCATAGAGCAATATGTGTAGCTAGATATCGTAGTTCCTACGCATAAAGACCCATGCTTCTTGTAAAAGGATTCGTAGTCTGTTGAGCCCCCAAAAAGAGAGACTCTGAATGGAGCTCTAGAAATAATCATTAATAATTAAACATGTAATGGGTTTGAGTTTCTCTAGTCTCCTTGTCTCTAGAAAGACTATTAACAAAATTAGAAATTTCCTGAATTCCTTTTTGCAAAGACACTATTGTGTAAAAGCCTACATCATAGAGCTTTTGGCTACTAACAATGTAATCTCTTTTGTCAGGATCAGTCCTGTTTGAAACCTCAGAGAAACTAGCACCAGTAATATCACACACCATTTCTACGAGTTCCTTTTTTGTGGCATTCGCAGAGTCATTTCCTAGATTGTACACCTCTCCTACCATCTTGTCTTGGGCTTGGATAGCAAACGAAAAGGCTCTACAAATATCATTAACGTGTATATAGTTCCTTCTAAAATGACCATCAAAGACCTCTATATGCTCATTGAAAATAGCATCATATGTTAAATTATTAACTAACAGATCTAATCTTGGTCTAAAAGACCAGCCAAATACTGTGGCTAGTCTAAAGCATATAGACCTATCGTATTCATCAATGAGTAACTGCTCTGCCATCTGCTTGCTTTTACCATAGAGTGAAAGTGGGTTTGAGGGCGTACTCTCAGTGCATATTTCACTTCCTGTAGAACCGTAACCTGAGTTTGTGTTTGGGTATATTATTAGCGGGTTTTTATCGCTTTCTTTTGCAAACTTAATGAGTTCCTTGTACCACTCATAGTTTATTCTATTTGAATATTCTGGTATTTTATCACAAGCAGGAGCCCCAACAATTGCCGCCAAGGGAATTATAACGTCTGCATCTTTTATTGCAGATATTAGATTGTGAGAAAAGTTTAAAACGTCCTCTTTATAAAAATCGCAACACTTGTCTAATAGATTAAATACGTGTGGACCTTGATTGTAAGTAAAGTTATCAAAAGCATATATCTTATTGGATATATTAGCCTTTTTGAAATAATTTACTAGGGAGGAACCTATATATCCTGCTGCTCCAGTTATTAATATTTTCATTTATTTAGCTTTCAGAAAACATATTTTGTAATTTTCTTAAATTTGAGTAGTTATCGTAGTTATTTTTTATACTTATTAAGTCTATTCCCTTTTCTTCCAGAATAGAGAGAAAGAAATTAAAATTCTTTTTAAGATATTCTTTACTGGTGTCTAGCTTGTATTTACTCCTTCTCAGGTAATGTAATAAAAATTTGAATTCCGCTGGAGCCTGTATGGTTTTGGCAGAGGCATTATCCGGGTCCTCTGCGTTATCAAAAAACAAAATTAAATCGTCTACGGGGCCGGTTAAGCAATGGTCTGTTACATAGTTGCGTGTTATATTATGCTCTTTTATATCATAAAACCTAGCAAAAGAGTTTATAAATTTATTTATCGGTTCGAACGGTTTGTCAAAATGATTGTATGGGTTGGAAACATAAGCTAGAAAACCTAAGGTTGAAAAGTCGCAAGAATTGATAAATCTGTGGAGAGGGTTAAT